CACCGCCTGCACCGCCTGCACCGCCTGCACCGCCCGCACCGCCTGCACCGCCTGCACCGCCTGCACCGGTTGATCCCGTCCTTGCAGAGTTGCAGAAGCTGACCGGACTTGTGCAAGAGAGCAACATTATGAACGTGAATCAACCCAAGGTTCAGACACCCGAGGAAATTCTGGCGGAGATCATTAATCCCGCCCCGAAAGGAGAAAAGTAAAATATGGCAAATGTAAATGATATGACGGTATTTCAGGCCGGAATGATTTTGCAGAATATCGTCAAACAGGCAACAGGCCAAAGCGTGATTGCCGCCACTACGCCGGGGGAGTTCGTCAGCGTGGCACAGACCGCATTGAAAACCGGCTATGACCCTATTATCAACGCTCTGTCGCAGATGTGGGGTAAAACCATTTTCAGCATTCGGCCCTATACCCGGAAGTTCGGCGGAATGGAAATGTCTCTTGAACGCTGGGGTAACGCTGTCCGCAAGCTGTCCATTGCTGACAAGCCTATTGAGGATGATGCCCGTTTCACATGGCCTGCCGGCTATGATGAAGCCAAAGCGCCGAACGCTATCGGCAACGGGCAGAGCGTGGATATGTACGCACTGAACAAGCCTGACATTTTGCAGGTCAATTTCTACGGGCAGTCCGTATATGAGAATAGCTACACGATTCACAAGGACAGCTATGATGTGGCCTTCACCAGCCCGGAAGAATTCATGCGCTTCAATACCCTCATCACCGGAAACCGCTCTGACAAGCTGGAACAGTACCGGGAGAATATCGCCCGGGGACTTCTGGCGAACTACATTGCGTCCATCCTTGCCGAGAAGCAGAACACAAGAATTGTGCACCTGTTGAGTGAGTACAATGCGGAAACCGGCCTTGCACTGACTGCGCAGAGTGTTTATCAGCCGGATAACTTCACCAGCTTTATGCAGTGGACATACGCACGAATTGCCACCATTTCCCGTATGATGACCGAGCGAAGCGAGATGTATCAGACGGTTGTCAATGAAAAGCACGTTATGCGGCACACCCCGGCGAACCGGCAGAAAGTGTATCTGTATGCCAAGGCTATGGATCAGTTTGATGCTATGGTCAAGGCGAACAGCTTCCATGACAACTATCTCAAGTATACCGACTACGAGGGCGTGAACTTCTGGCAGTCTATCGAAACGCCGGACAGTATCAATGTAACCCCCGTTTATACCGACACCACCGGCACGGCAAAGACCGGTGAAGCAATGGAGCAGGCAGGTATTTTCGGCGTTATCTTTGACGAGGAAGCGCTGGGTTATGCACAGGTCAATAGCTGGGCCGCTGTCACGCCGTTCAACGCTAAGGGCGGCTACTGGAACACGTTCGATCATGTCAATTTCCGGGCTATTATGGATATGACGGAAAAGGGCGTTCTGCTGTTGCTTGACTAAGCACTTGGAGGGGTGGGGAAGTATCCTCCTTCCCTGCCCCTATAATAAGGAGGTCTTATGTTAACAGTAACACTCTATGAGTTTAAGAAAAGAGAGAATAGCACCAAGAGACCGGATGCAAGTGCTACACAGAGAGACCACAAAGCTGTTCTTAAAATGCCTACAAGTTTATTAAGTCCGGAAATTACCTTTGACTTTGGTTTAAAGGGAAACCCCTCTTTCTATAACTACGCATACATTTCAGACCTTGGAAATAGATACTATTTCATTAGAGACTGGACTGTATCTGAGGGGCATTTGTGGACTGCACACATGGAAGTTGATGTGTTAGCAAGTTGGAAAGTGAGTATTGGAGAATCCACGCAGTACGTTAAGAGAAGTTCCTATACGTATGATGGTGGTATCTTAGACCCTGTTTATCCAACTATTCAACCCCCGGAAATTGTTATCACACAAGACAATAGCAATTGGACAACAAACCTGAAAAGCGGAACATACATTCTTGGCATTATAAACAACCAAGATGGCGGTATGGGAGCGGCACACTACTATGCATACACTCAGGAGAACATGAACAAGTTCTTAAATCTTCTCTTGAGTAGTACGGAATATGCAGGAAATATTACAGAAATTACAGCAGATTTGCTTAAAGTTTTGTGGAATCCTATGCAGTATGTTATCTCTTGCGTATGGTATCCGTTCAGCATTGAGTTAAATCAGACAGCAAACGTTACAAAACTTGATAAAACTCCGATTGGCTGGTGGGAAATCTCCGTTCCATGTTATCAGTTAAACACCACAATGAAGTATTTCGCTAATACAGTTGCAATTCCAAAACATCCACAAGCCGCAACACGTGGCGTATATTTAAGCAAACAGCCATTTTCAAGTTACACTCTGTATTATCCGGGCGTTGGTCAGATTGTACTTGACCCCTCTCTATTGCAAACTGATAATCTGGCTATCAACTGTGCTGTTGATTTGATTGCAAATCAGGCAAGACTGGTTGTTAATGATGTTAACACTTGCGTATCGTATGCGCAAATTGGTGTCCCTATTCAACTCGCACAGATGGCAGAGCAGACTTTAGAGCAGATTACTGGTGCTTTTACTGGCGCAATTAGTGGCGGTGTAAAGGGAATGGGAGTTGGTTTTGAGATGGGAGGAACTGTTGGAGGGGCTGTTGGTGCTCTTGGTGGTGCTATATTTTCTGGAATTGGCAATGCCGTTGAACACGCATTTCCTGTTACTACAACTACATCCTCTAATGGTAGCCTTGTAAACCTCGCTTATTCTGTCAGACTAAAGTCAGTTTTCTACAAACTTGTTCCAGAAGATAACGCAGATTTGGGCCGTCCTCTGTGTCAAGCACGTATAATTTCATCTGTACCCGGTTATCAAATGATTATGCACGCTGATGTGGCTATTGCAGGAACACGAGAAGAAAATCAAATGATTAAAAACTACATGGAATCTGGCTATTTCTATGAGTAGGTGATTTCCTATGGCGTGGATTACAGGAAACAGATACCTTACACTGTCTGAAATGCAAAATAACGCTGACCTTATGCACTATTTCTTCAAATCTAACGGATGGACTGATAATGCAATTTCAGCCATGTTCGGCAATATGCAGACAGAAAGCACTCTTAACCCCGGAATTTGGGAAAATCTTGAGCCATTTGTAGGCGGCTACGGTCTTGTTCAGTGGACGCCATACACACATTATTCGGAGTGGGCAGGTGCTGGTTGGCAAGACAACGGACAGAAAGAGATGGAGCGAATCATATACGAGTTGGAGAACCACTTGCAATGGATTAGCACAAACACCTATCCTATGACATTCAGAGAGTTTTCTCAGTCAACTCTTTCACCGTCATACCTTGCACAAGCGTTTCTTTTCAACTACGAGAGACCTACTGTAAAACCACAACCTGCCAGAAGTAAACAAGCTGAATATTGGTATAAATATATCACTGGTGAAGAACCGCCTACACCACCCACTCCCGGCAATATTCCAATTTGGCTATTGTTCAAAATAAAAGAAAGGAGATGGTAACTTGGTTGGAAACGGAATTCCCGCAAGCTACGATTATATCAACGTAGCTAATTCGGCGGTAAGCCCTTCCACTGTACATTGCAGAAACACAGCATTGTCGCAGTATTTCGCCCGTTATCTGTTGCAGAAGGCTATGTCCCTCTTTAAATGGAAGTTGCCTGAACATTGGAGTAAGAACTACTTCCTCTATGTACTGTATTGCTGGGGTTATTTGGCTGTTGTGAACACAAGTACGTTTGGAGTTATCCCGCAAGGGTGCACTCTTACTGGATACAATGTTTTCTATCAGCCTACCAATGCAATTATCACTAACCCTCTATTGCGTGGCAACTTACAGCCAAGAATCGGAAGTCAGTGCACGATTATCCGCTTACAGCCTGACTATGGCGGCATCATGGATATTGTCGGATACTATGCCGATATGCTTGCACTTTGCGCTGAATCTGTCGGCATGAACTTGATGAACACACACCTTGCCTATGTGTTTGCGGCAGGCAACAAGACAGCCGCTGAAAGTTTCAAGAAGATGTATGACCGTGTTGCAAGCGGAGAAGTCTGCACAGTTATCGACAAGAATCTCTATAAGGATGACGGAAGCAAGGCGTGGGAAGCCTTTGAGCAGAACTTGAAGCAGGTCTATATCAGTTCTGACATTCTGAGCGATATGCGCAAGATTGAAGCAATGTTTGACACTGACATTGGTATCCCAAATGCTAACACCGATAAGCGTGAACGCCTTGTCACTGACGAGGTTAACGCCAACAACATTGAAACTCAGAGCAAATGCGCTATGTGGCTGGAAGAACTGAAAGAAAGCATCACAGCCACTAACGAAATGTTTGGGCTGGATATCTCTGTGGATTGGAGATTTCCGGAAGCGTTTGAAGGAGGTGTGAACAATGTCAGCAACCGTTAGCTTGTTGGGGCTTTCGAGGATTAACCCCTGTATTCTGGGTGAGATGGTTCTTCCGGATGGACTGGACGCGGATCTTGTAAAAGACAATCTGCTTGTAGAAACGGCGGAACTTGAAGTAATCTACCCGGATGCTATTTTCATGCAGGCCATGATTGGCAGGTGGAGTCAGAAAGAGCTACCGATCTGGACGCGGCTATATAAAACTACGCAGTTGGACTATAACCCAATCGAAAACTATGACCGCATGGAAGAATGGACGGAAGCAGAGGACACGAAGAAAAACACGGAAGCCGATGCAACCGGAACAAGCCACACAGACACAGACGGAACGAGTACCCGACAGAGTAACACGGACGGCGTTATCAATGATCAGAAGTATGTGAGCGCATACAATGAAACTGACTTCACACCCACGGAGCGAGACAACAACACGCAGAACGAAAAGAACGAGAGCGAACAGCGGGACGTTGGCACAGTGGCGGTAAAAACATCAGCGGAGAATACCACGGACGAAACTGGAAACAGAAACCTGTTGCGGAAAGGCCGTGCACATGGTAATATTGGCGTGACTACATCGCAACAGATGATTGAAGCGGAAAGAGATGTTGCCTTATACAATATCATTGACGTTATCATCAATAGTTTTAAAAACCGGTTTTGTCTGCAAGTCTATTAAGGAGGAATGACATGGGTTTATTTGAAACTTTCCCGTATGCAAATTTCCATGAAATGAATATGGATTGGATACTGCATGAGTTGAAACAGCTTGAGACAGAGATCTCAAACTTTGTTGCAATCAATTCCGTAAAGTATGCAAATCCTATCATTTGGGATATTACAAGCCAGTATGAGACAAACACCGTGGTTTTGGATAATAGCGGCAATGCTTATTTAAGCGTTCAGCCTGTTCCGGCTGGTGTGTCTCTGGATAGAACAGAATATTGGACGCAAATAGGTAATTTCTCTGCATTGTGGGATAGCGTACGATCCGCAATCACGCCTTTTGACGAACAGCACAGCACCACGGCAAGTGTTGACCACAAGGCCGGTGACTGGGTGTGGTTGGAAAATGATCTGCTGTTGGTCACAAAGAATATCGTGGCCGGTGACAAGTATGTTGATGGTTCAAACTGCAAGAAAACCAACGTGCACGATTTATTTGTTACGCTGAGCGATAGTATCACAAATGAAGTGAATACCATTTCCAGCGAGTTGCAGGACGAGATCACGGCCAGAGAGAACTGGGACAAGGCGCTGGATACAAAGATTGCAACAGAAACAACGGCCAGAGAAGAAGCAGATGCGGCTCTTGAGGCTAAAATAGGCAGCGGCTCTATTCATGTACTTAACGTGCGTAATTTCGGCGCTGTTGGCGATGCTGTTCACGATGATACAGCGGCATTCCAAGCGGCGATTGAAAATTTCCAGACAAATAAAACGCCTATCTATGTGCCGAACGGCGAATACAGAATCACGGCGAGTTTGCATTTAGATACAACAAAAGCACGCAGACTTCAAATGTTCGGCGAGAATATCTATGCTACTATTCTTAGGTCAGAAGCTAATACACTGTTTGACTTTGAAATGCCAGACGATACAACAACACAAGAATCATATATCAGAAATATGACACTCTTTAACGTTAACGCCGAAGGTGTTTGCTTAAAATTCAAGCGGGCGCAGAAATGGGTGCTTGAGAATATCATTTTTAGGCGTTTCACAAGTTCTATCATTGCAGATCACGCATGGACTTTTACCGTTAGAAATTGTGTATTTGGTCAAAATGATGCGAAAAGCCCTTCCAATGTAAGACTACTTGAACAGGCTAACAGCTGGCTATTTGATTCTTGCGATTTTGCTTTGCCTTTGGACAATACCAAACAGGGATCAAACGTTGTAATTCTGTACAGCGGCGCAACCATTAAGTTTGTCAAATGTAACTTTGAGGGTCAGCGAGGTATCACAATAAACCCTGTGAATAGCGTACGCTGCAACATTGACGTTGATACCTGTTATTTCGAGTGGATGAACGGCGAGTGTATTTACTGCGAGGGTAACGACAGTGCACATACCGAGGGGTTGTCAGTTAGAAATTGCTATCTGAATAACAACGAAGGCGCAACGGCGCAAATTGCTATGAATTTGAGCTACCTTAAAGGACTATGTATCATTGGTAATACAGCTGTACGATACAATAATGCACTAATTTATAGTGGTGCGGGAAATATTTCTGGCGCTGTTATAATCGCGGCAAATGTAATTGATAGGTCTAAAATGTCGTTGCTCAAAGGCATATCTTTACACGCCTATGAAAGTGGAAGCACTGCTCCAACGGAAGGGAATCACACCATTGGCGAGGTTGTTTATAACATTAGCCCCGCAAGTGGTAGTCCTGTCGGTTGGGTTTGCATTGCAACAGGAAATCCGGGCACTTGGAAAGAGTTTGGCACAATCAGCTAACAGCGAATAGGCTGCGGAGCAATCCGCAGTCTTTCTTTATACTTTGGTATAATATTT